TGGTGGTTGCTGTTATTCGCCCTGTAGCATCTCGTTTTGTCAATTTATAAACACTATCATCTCGTTTCCCAGGCGCTGCTAGTAATGCGGATTCTCCCCCTTCCTCACCCTCTTCGGCAGCTGGTTCCTCTCCTTCAAGTTCTTCGCCTCCAAGCTCTTCGGCACCAAGTTCTTCTCCTCCCAACTCTCCTAGTTCACCGGTGGGCGCGCCAAGACCGGCTCCAGCTTCTTCTGCAGTCGCTTCTAGTTGTGACATTACATATTTATCATAAAATAGTTCTCGCTGATTGCGCAAGAATTCTTCCTCTGAGATTTCAAGAAGATTTGTCGCGACCCAACGCTTGCTAAAAAATCCTTCAATGGCTCCGCTAGCAACCTCAAACTTTGATCTCCAGTGTTCTAAATCTTGTAACTCTGCTATTTTTGAAGGATTATTCAAAGATAGCTTAAAAGACACCAAGTCGTCGCCGCGAAAACCAAGAGTATAAAGGTGAATTATACCAATTTTTTCCAATTCTGCTACAATTGATCTTTGTAATCTTTGAATAGTCCTAGCAAATCTAATGTCCTTCTGGGCTAATGTTGATTTATCTTCGTCCGCCCCTTCGCCGCGGGAGAGATATGAATGAGGAACTTTAAGAGCAGAAAATAATTTATCTCTCATATATTTGACATCATCAACATCTCCAGTATAACTTCCGCCTTGTAATGTCTCAATCCTTGTCGACACACCACCTCGCACAGGAATAAAATAATCCTCATCAACGCTCATTGGATTATATCTGAGGTCTACCCGGCCGGTATCGGGATCAACGATTTGGTTTCTTTTCATTTTAGTGATGATGCCTTGCATATACTGTTCAACATCTTGTGGTGGGATATTCCCAACATCTACATAAAAAACTCTTCGTTCCGGAGATCGAACAATGCGATATGCCATCATAGCGTCTTCCAGCAACGTTAACTGTCTCCAAATTCTACGGGCAGCATCTAGCATCGAGGTCCCATATGGAGCATATTTATCATTACCTAAAATTCTAAAATGTGCCATTTGCCAATTTTCAAAAGTAACACCAGCAGTATTCCACTGATATTGAACATAATTTGGATTTGTTTTATCTTCGCCTTCTAACCTCTCAACCTCTCCGGCTGGAAGTCCGATGACGTTCTTTATTCCAACGGTATCATCTATATCTAAATAAAGATAAAAATCTCCATATTTACAAAGAGTTCTACTCCACCCGAATAAATTAAATTCGATATTAAGAATATTATAATATAGAGTATCTAAAATTGATTTTATTTCTTCATTGTTGCATTTGATATTCAACATTCTCTTTATTTTTGTATTTGTAGTCATCTCATCAGCATATATATCGAGTGCGCTAGCGATTTCGGGAGTAAACTCCATTTGTTGGAAATCGGCATAGCGCTGTACGCGATTTTGGCTATGCATCGTATGAGCTGATAAATTATCAAAAGGGTTATAGCCTATACGTTGAAATTTTTGTCCTGCGACATCGCGAAAAGTTGTTGCATATTTATCTAATCTTCTACGACGTAGTTGTCTTGTTGTCTGAGATCTATAATTAATTATAGGTCCCGAAAAGAGCTTTGTTAATTTTTTGAATAAAGAAGCTTCTGAGTTTTTTGGATTATTTTTATTGTCCGCCATACGTTTTACCCTTTAAGAAGCCAAGAATATTGACTATATTTCGCTACTTCTTCTTTTGAGATGTCTGTTAGCGTCCTAGACATTCCTGATATTTTTGTGTCTAAGTGTGTCTTACTAGTCATGATACCATCTAACATTGCTTTTTTATAGGCTAAATCCTTTTGATTTTCAATTATAGCTGTATCTCTCACCCAACAACCAATAGCACAAGACATAATCAAATCGTCGTTATAAGATCTCATTGCCTCTGGTTTTCCGTTATTCCAAACAAAAGTAGTTAATTCGCTTTGTAACCTTTTGGAATATATTATAAGTAGCTTATTTCTTATAAATTCTTCCAATTTTGCTACAACTAGCGGGCGCGTCTTCGATGACATAGTAAATCCAGCAATTGCATTACTTTTTGTCTCCGCTTCATATGAATCAATATATTCGTGTGTAGACTTAATTGAGTAAAATATATTCGGATATTGTAATTCTTTTAACTTATCTAAAACCGAATATCCAATTGTATTATTTTCAACGATTATCATACAATTTCCATACTCTTTTCCGGCGTTCAGTAAAACCATCGCAAACATATCCGGAGGTAATTTTCCTTGGTATTCTGCTATAATTTCCATTGTTTCTAGCTTGAATACGTGAAACACAGAATAGTCTTTGCCATCCCCTCTAGCTACATCAGCTGCAAGCAGATATGTATTCTCGGGATTGTACTCTTCCCAGATCCAAAAATTACGGTCAAACCCGACTCTATGAGTTGGTTCTTTAACACCTTTTAAAATCCTATCAATATCTTTAGAATGTATTACTGTCTCACCTGATGCGTTAAAGTTACACAACAATTCTTGTGCAACTTGCCTGGATGACATGTTAAGAGTTTCTTTCTCAAACCATTCCTGATCACGGGCTGGGTGCACGTCCCACAATAACTTAATATAATGAAAATCATTCTTTTTTGATTCAGAGTCTATATAAGCCTTGTGAAACCAATTGCCAACGCCATTTGGAGTCGAAAGTGCAATACACCGACCACCTGTGCTTAGTGTGGGATATAAACCAGTCCATAGTTCTTCTAGACCTTCGACGTGTGCAGCTTCATCGATAACTAGCAATGATAGCGCTTCTGAACGGCCAGCATCTGGCGAAGTAGATGATGCCTTTATTTGGGAGCCATTATCTAGCTCAAAGGAAGATCTGTTGTCTATAATAACTTTTGAAATTTGAATCCAATGGGGTAAACTTTTAAGGATATGTTTAACCTTTTTTACCAGGTTAGATGCGGTACCAAACTTAGTTGCAATAACAAGAACATTTTTATCACGGTGAAACAGCATTAGCCACACAATATAACCAGCAGTTATGGTGGATATCCCCAACTGGCGAGCTTTTAAAATAATATTAAAACGATAATCATCAAAATGTCTCAAAAGATCATCTTGGAAATCATAAGTTTTAAATGGGATTAGGCCCTCTAGCGGGTGAGAAATTTTACAGTAGTTGTTAATAAAATAGACGGAATCTTTTCCACATCTGATAATTTCTTTTAAGATCTGCTTCCTGGTAAGCTCGTAGGGCATTATTCAGCTTTTCTAGTAACATTGCTCGGCTTTTTAGCTTTTGAATAATCCTTCTTTCCGATCTCTAGAAAATCTTTAATTGATTGATCCAATTTTTCTTCGCTAGCTTCGCCAGTTGATTCAACACCATCCATACCGCCAATAGCATAATATTTTTTGGCCTGAACCCAAGTGCGAATTCTAGACATATTCTGTACTGAAATATCGGTGTCACCAGTCTCTTTCAGAGAAAGAGTCTCGCCTACAATTTTTTTATATTCTTTTTTTAAGTATTTGACGATATCAGCAAAATTTTGCTCTATTTCTGTTTCAAAGTTTTTATCGTGTATAGCCGCCATTGGAAGCTCCGACTGATAATGAACACAGAGTGTCTTCCCGGGAATGGTCACTGAAAAGCCATCCATTACGCGAGAGTCGGTAATTGGATTTCCTTTCTCTCTTTTTAGGCCGATTTCGCGAGCTTCACCATCATATGAATACTCCTCATATTGTGATCCATCGTAAGCGTTTGCTGCAGCTTGATTAATTCCTTTTATAATATCATATACAGTTGCCATCAATTTTGCTCCTTGTCATTAATGTCAGGTCGCCATCCTTTTAACCACCTTTCTTCTCGATCTTCCACCCACTGAATGTAGCACTCAAAACAACATTCGAATTTATTCATATAAAGATCATCTTGCGTATTAAAGGAATAAACATCACAAATAGGACATATTCTTTTATTACTCTTACTAATTAGATTCCTTGAAATTAAAAAACCACCCTTTTCAATCTTTTCAGCGGCTTCGAAGATTTTTCGTTCTTTTTTAGAGTGTTCTTTATAGTGCTTTAAATATTCCTTTTCTTTTTCCTCGTTCCATAAAGCTTTTGGATTAATAATTGTTTCAATACCATATTTTTTTGCAATTGCTTTTTCTACGGCTGCAATATAATTTAAATCTCTTGTGCCCATTAATTGCTCTTAGAAACTTCTGAAACTAGAAAAAACATACCAATGGTTAAAATAATCCCGGCGGCAACGCCACTTGCGACCCATACTCCAGTATAGTCTTTCTTTTTTAAAGCAATATTGGTTAACTTCTCAATTTCTTTATCTTTTATCTTAATGATAGCATCATACTTCGTTTTCGTTGCCGCGAGGCCAGCTTCCACAGTTTTTAGAAATAACTGATGCTTTGCGATTTCTTTTTGTAGCATATAGTCAATCTTCAATTGACATTCGACAACAGAATAATTTCTTTCAGAAAATATCTTAGCAGCTGCAGATGAATTAAGAAGAACTCCGGCATATGGAGCTTTTTCACCTTTAGCGATGCCTGTAACTTTAGGCTTTGGCGCTAGATCAGCATCATCAGGTGGGTTCGCAAATAAGCTAGCTGGAAATATTAAAGCTACTATTAAAATAATTGGTATTAATCTCATTTATTCCTCCGAATATTCAATATTAAACCTATCGGCAATCTTTTTTGCCAACTCGTCTGGTTTGTCATGATACATTTCGACGATTTTTTTAACCTCTTTTCGTTTCTTGTTGTCTAATACTAATTTTTCCTCTGTGTATTGTTTTTCTATTTTATCTAAAATCTTAGTATATTCCTTGATAATTTTATTTCTTTCAGCGATTTCTTCTTCGTGTGCTTTGTTGATGACATCAATTTGAGCCTTGTAGCTCTTCTCGCGAATTCCAATTATTTTTTCAGCATTGTGTTGACGACGAAGAACGATCCAAGTAAACAATACAGATAGAACAATAAATGGAGCCTTCCAGTTATGTTTTAACCAGACCCATATTTTTTTAAAAACATATTTAACTGTTAACATTGTGGTTAAACCTTCTATATTATTTTTTTAAATATAGTTTATAGTATACTTTAACTTCTTTTTTTCCAGTTTTTGGATTTTTAACTGTCTCTTCTTTGTATTCTGCCACAACTTTTTTTCCAGTCTTTGTCCACTCCTCGATAACTCTAGGGTCGACATTTTCATATTTTCCCCTAATAATATTTATAATGACTTTAATTGAGTCTTGTATGAGCGCAGATTCATCTGTTTTAATTTTTGTTAATTCAAAAACTTTTTTTGATTTATGAACTTTGTCCAACCACGCAATTGCTTTACAAACTTTAGCAATTATTTGTCTTTTGACTGTTGGTTCTGAGTTTGCTGTAACATAATATAAAAGACCTTTAATCCCATACATTTGAGACGTTTTTAATTCTCTCTTTCCATATGATACTTTTGCGAAGGCGGTCGGTATGCACAATAATAAAGACAAAAAAGATAAAATCAATATTGATGTTTTTTTAGATTTCATTTTCCGTGCCTCCATCGTGTTGCTATATCTCCTAAGCCTTCTAAACCAATATAAGCTAATGAAATTGCTACCCAATCCGAAGAGTCTAATGGTACTACGTCCAAAAGCATAAAACATGTGGCCGTAAGCCATACCATTAATTTACGCGATAACAACTTATTTAAAGTTTTGTCTACTGTTTGCTTCATAAATAACTCCTTTAAATTCCTTTATTGTTTTCTATTAAAAAGTAAAATAAGAACCCACAATGCAACTAGTCCTACAAGCCCTTCACTTCCTAAAGACTTTGTGACAGAAAGCACATTTCCCACTACATTTACTGGAAAAAATGCAACATTTGGTCCGAATAATACTTGTAAAACAACCGCCAACGCTAGCACTGAAAGTGCTATCCCTAAAATCTGCTTAAGCCAACCACTGGCTTTTTGTAAATATTCCATAACTTAAGTTCCCCCTAGCCTTTTGGGCTAATATAAATAGTTTAATCACACCCAGAAACCACATTTTAAATTTTAACGTGTGCGTAATCTCCCTCTTTATCAATTACAATTTGTGTGTCAACACAATCCTTTAAACTATCTAAATGGGATATTAATAAAACTGTTTTAAAATAAGATTTAACCATATCTAATATTCTAACAAAACCCTCCATATTATTTTCATCCAATGCGGTACCGGGTTCATCTAATATGAAAATATCTGGTCGAGGAAGATTAGAAACTGATAGAAGAGCTAGTCTAATTGCCATGGCCGCGATTGTCTTTTCTGCGCCGCTGCCCATAGAAAGTGGGCGCGCATCGTGTCGCAGATGCTTGATAAACATTTTTAGGTGTTTTCCATCATCTTCAAAAAATACTTCGAACGCGACAACATTTACTAAAATTTTAGCAATTTCTTGATTAATTATGGGCAATTTTTGTTTGATAATATCATATGATATTCCACCACTATTTGTTCTAAGGAGCCATGTTGTTTATATAAGCCTGTGATTTCATTTTCACAGTTTTCTAACTGTGTTTTGGCGCGTTCCAGATCATCTTCTGCAGTTTGCAGTTTGTTAAGCAATTCTTCTTTGTTCTCGATAGCTTCTTTGTTGTTTAGATATTCTTGTTCCTTTTGTTTAAATTCGTCTATAATATTCTCTAGAGATAAAATTTGATTTTTGTTTTTTGCTAAATGTAATCTTAATTCATTACTTCTGGATCTTAAATCAATTTGTTTATCAACTAGTTGATTATATTTATTAATATATTCATTGGTTTTGGTTGGATTTAATTTTTTAAGACGCTGTGAAGTATCCTCTTGTTGGCTTTTTAATGATAAAAGAGTTTTATCTGTTACCAATAAATTT